GTAATATCAAACATGGAAAACTTAAATCACAAAAAGAGTTAAAAAAAATAACAGATAGTGATGAATATAAAAAATCTGATTATCAAACAAAAAATAAAATGTTGAATGTAGCAACTCAAAGTAAAGGTGGCGAAATGAAAAGAGGATATGGTGCTGCAAGACAAACTGGTATGGGATTACAAGATGAAAATCTTACACCAGGTAAAACAATGGATTATTATAAAGACTTAATGTAATTAAAGGACATGAATGCCCAGAAAAAAACTAAGAGTACAAAAGTTCTTCAAAGGAGCACAAGCTGATGCAAGAGCTGGTAAAGCTGCTATGTCTCCAAATACATCAGTTACTGGTCAAGTAAGATCACCGCAAGGCCCTGTTGATCCTGGTGTTCCTACAGAGTCTATAAAATCATTTAAGGATAATTTTAAAGCAAGACAAAGAGCTCTTGGATCTGCAAATATTATCCCTGGAGCAACTATATTTAATGCAATTGGTGCTGCTAGAGATACTATCGTTGGAAGAAAAGCAATGAATATGTCTCCTACTATAACTGCAGCTCAAAAATTAAAAACAGTGGGTGCACAAGATAATCAAGCTGTAACTTGTCCTCCAGGTTATATTAATGTTGGTGGTCAATGTGTTAAACAAGCTTCTAAAGGCGGTTCAATTAAATACTATAAGGATTTATTATAATGACTACTTCAGGAACTACAGCATTCGATTTAGATATAGACGAAATTATAGAGGAGTCTTATAACAGATGTGGTGTAAGAACTAATTCTGGAGACGATTTAAAAAGAGCAAGAAGAAATTTAAATATTTTATTTTCAGAATGGGGTAATCGTGGAGTTCATCTTTGGAAAGTTGAATTACAAACACAAGCTTTAACAGCGGGTGTCTCTGCTTACACAGTACCCACTTCTGTTTCAGATGTACTTGAAGCTTATATTTCAACGACTGCGGGGACTACTGCATCTACTAATGATATATCTTTAACTAAAATAGATAGATCAGCTTATGCTGCTTTACCTAATAAAGGAACTACAGGACAACCTTCTCAATATTTTGTTGATAGACAAACTACACCTGTTGTAAATTTATATATTACACCAGACGCAACTACTTATACTCATCTTAAATACTACACAATTAATAGAATTGAAGATGCGGGATCTTTTACTAATCAAGCAGATGTAGCTTATAGATTTATACCTTGTATGATTTCTGGATTAGCCTATTACTTATCTTTTTTAAAAAACCCACAACTTACTTCTGGATTAAAATTAGTTTATGAAGACGAATTACAAAGAGCATTACAAGAAGATGGACAGAGGACTTCTGTTTATATTTCACCACAAAGTTTTTATGGAGATGGAGTATAATGGCAACTAGAGCATCAGGAAAATATGCACAAGCAATATCAGATAGATCTGGACAAGCTTTTCCATATAGAGAAATGGTTAAAGAATGGACAGGTGCTTTAGTTCATAAATCTGAATTTGAACCAAAACATCCACAATTAGATCCAAGAAATCCAGGAGCAGACGGTGTTGCATTAATGAATGCAAGACCACAAGCTTTCACTATATTATCTGGAGGAGGGGGTAGAGCTACAGTGGATTTAACTTTACCAGGAGATTTTGCTTTTAGTTCTAATGGTATGCAACCAGATGATGGATCTGCACAAAATAGAGGAAGACAAGCAACATCTAATATTGGTCAAGTAACTATAGGTATTACATAATGGCTATTAGTTTTTCAGATTTTTTAACACAAGTACGAGATTATACAGAAGTTGATTCTTCAGTTTTAACTGATTTAATTATTCAAGGATTTATAAGAGCGGTTGAGTTAGATATAGCAGGTAAAGTAGATTATGATGATTTAAGAAAATATTCAACATCTAATTTTACTTCAGGTAATAGATACGTAAGTTTACCTGCAGATGCTTTGATTATGAGATCAGTACAAGTCATTAATGGTGGAGATAGAACTTTTTTAGAAAAAAGAGATACTAGTTTTATTTCTGAATTTAATAATAGTGGTGCAACTGGATTACCTAAATACTACGCAAATTGGGACGATTTTAATATTCTTGTGGCTCCAACACCAGATTCTGCTTATCAAATACAGATTAATTTTATTAAAGATCCACCGCAGTTTACGTCAACAAATAATACCTATATTTCAACTTACCAAGAATCGATGTTACTTGATGGAGTTTTAGAGAGAGCTTTTTCTTATCTAAAAGGGCCAATGGATATGTACAATGTTTATAAAGAAAGGTATAATACAGGTATACGAAACTTTGCTACTCAACAAATGGGTAGAAGAAGAAGAGGAGAATACGAAGATGGGGTTCCTAGAATTAAAATAGATTCACCATCACCATAAAATTATAAAAGGAGATTAATATGGCAATAACAACTAACGCAATATGTAATTCTTTTAAGGAAGATACACTTAAAGGTTTACATGATTTTACACCTACAACAGGGGATGTTTTCAAATTAGCATTATACGATTCATCAGCTTCAATCGGTGCTGACACAACTTCATACGCAGCGGGAATCTCTGGACAAGTTCCAGACACAGGCCAGTACGTTGCAGGTGGTGGAGCATTAGTAAATGCTTTGGTATCAGTAAACGGAACAACAGCTTTTGTTGATTTTGATGATTTATCATTTACTGGAGTAACTTTAACCGCAAGAGGTTCTTTAATTTATAATACATCTGAAACAAGTAAAGCAGTAGCAGTGCTAGATTTCGGTGGAGATAAAACAGCAACTAGTGGAACTTTTACAGTACAGTTTCCAGATGCTAATGATACACAAGCTATTATTAGAATATCTTAATTAAAAAGGAGTTAAAATGGCTTTGGTTGTAAATGATAGAATAAAAGAAACCTCTACCACTACTGGTACAGGAACCCTTACACTTGCGGGAGCAGTATCTGGATTTGAAACTTTTTCATCTGCAATTGGAAATACTAACACAACGTATTATTCAATTGTAAACGCAAACGGTGAATTTGAAGTAGGTCTTGGAACCGTTGGTGCGGGAACTTTATCTAGAGATACAATTCTATCATCATCTAATAGTGATGCTGCAGTAGACTTTTCTGCAGGAACTAAAAATGTATTTTGTACATTACCAGCATCCAAAGCCGTTATCCTTGATTCATCAGGAAACATTGTTGCAAACAATGGATCTAACTTAACAAATTTAAACGCAGATAATTTAGCTTCAGGAACAGTGCCTGATGCAAGGTTCCCTGCTACATTACCAGCAGCAGATGGTTCTGCACTAACAGCATTAAACGCAACTAATTTAGCAAGTGGTACAGTACCAGATGCAAGATTTCCAGCAACACTTCCAGCAGCAGACGGTTCAGCTTTAACAGCACTTAATGCTTCAAACGTTGCTTCAGGAACTTTATCATCAGATAGATTACCGACAGTACCGACAACAAAAGGTGGTACAGGTTTAACGGCTATTGGAACTGCAAATCAAGTTATCGCAGTAAACTCAGGAGCAACAGCACTAGAATACCAAACAGTAGATTTAGCAAACCTAAATGCAGATAATTTAACTTCAGGTACAGTACCTGACGCAAGGTTTCCAGCGACACTTCCTGCACTTAACGGAAGTGCATTAACAGATTTAGAAGCAACAAACATAGCAACAGGTTTAGTTCCAACTGCAAGACTTGGAACAGGAACAGCTTCATCTACAACTTTTTTAGCAGGAGACCAAACATACAAAACTATCACTGCAGATATTACAGCAGTTACAGCTGGAGACGGTTTAACAGGTGGTGGATCTTCTGGAGATGTCACACTAAACGTTGGTGCAGGAAATCTAATAGATGTTCAAGCTGATCAAATAGATGTAGATTTATCAGAACTAACTACTTCAACTTCAGACGCTGATGGAGATTTTTTTGCTGTAGTTGATGCAGCAAACGCACAGAAAAAATTAACAAAAGCAAATATTGCTATTTCAGGATTTAATAATGACTCTGGATTTACTACAAACACTGGAACTGTAACTCAAGTTGATGGTGGTAATGGATTAACTGGATCAGTTACAACTTCTGGATCATTAGCCGTTGGTGCAGGCACTGGTATCGATGTAGCTGCAGATGCAATTTCTGTTGATGTATCTGATTTCATGACCAATGGATCAAATAACAGAGTTTTAACTGCAACAGGCACAGATGCTATGAATGCAGAAGCAAACATGACATTTGATGGTTCTACTTTAGATGTTACTGGTGCAATAAGAGCAACGGGAGATGTAACAGCTTTTTATTCTTCTGATAAAAATTTAAAAGAAAATATTTCAAATATAGAAAATTCTTTAGATAAAGTTTCTAAATTAAACGGTGTTTATTATAACTGGACTAAAGAGGCGCAAGAAAAACACTCTCACTTTGGTGAAGAAAAAGAAGTGGGTGTTATTGCACAAGATGTAGAAGCAGTTTTACCTGAAATTGTTGCAACAAGAGAAGATGGAACAAAAGCAGTTAGATACGAAAGACTTTGTGCAGTATTAATTGAATCTATCAAAGAACTTAAAAAAGAAATAGAAGAACTTAAAACAGGAGCCTAATCCATGGCCCTAGGAGTCACCGCATATTCAGAGACACCTTTCTCAGCTGAACCTTCAGATAATACGGTTGTAGTATCTGGTTTACAAATTAATGGTGCAGCAGGATCAGTTACTATTACGGGAGAACTAGGTGTTAATGTTCCTATAACTGGACAAAATCTAACTGTTACAAATATAACAACCATACAAGATACTTTAACAGCTTTTGGTGAAGCTCCTTTTGCCACTCAAAGTCCAGATACTTTTTCACCTCTTAATATTACTACGACAGGAACTGCAGATATCGCAGTAACAGGAACACCTTTAAGTATTGTAACAGGAGATGAGGTTCCAGAAGGTAATGCAAATGTTTCAGTAACAGGTATAAGTTTAACCTCAGACGCAGGTCAAGTAGAGGCATTTTCTTTAATTTTAGTTCCAGTAACTGGAATAAATTTAACTTCTCAAACAGGTAACGAGAGTGTTAAAGCTGATGCAAATTTAACTGTAACAGGAAATTCCTTAACATCATCTGTTGGAAATGAAGATGTAGACGCTGACGCTGATGTACAAGTTTCTGGAAATTCATTAACATCTTTAATAGGTAATGAGGAAATTACTGGAGATGCAAATGTATCTTTAACAGGAATTGGACTAACTTCAACGGTAGCTGACGTAGAAGCTACTTCAGTATATACTGTTTCTGGAAGTGAATTAACTACCGCTGTTGGTCAAGCAACCGCAGATGATGCAAGTGCTGAAGTAACAGGTGTATCAGCTACTATTTCAATAGGATCTGTAAACATTACAGCTTGGTCTCAAATAAATCCTGGTGTTACCAATGCATGGACAGAGGTTGATAAGGCAGCGTAAGGAGGATATAATAAAATTATGCCATCAAGTTATAACGCATTAGGTATGGAATTAATGGTCACAGGTGAAAAATCTGGGACTTGGGGTGATATTACTAATACGAATTTAAATATTATTGAACAAAGTCAGGGCTATGTAAATAAATCTATTGCTGGAGGAGCTCAAACAACAGCTTTGTTTATCGCTGATGGTGCGACTACATCTTCAGATGCTAGAAATTTAATTATAGAATTATCAGGAACTATCACAGGAAATCAAATTGTAACTGTACCAGATGGTGTTGAAAAATCTTACATTGTTTACAACAATACTTCAGGAGCTTTTACAGTTCAATTTAAAACTGCTAGTGGCTCAGGATTTACATTTGGAGCAACTGAAAAAAATGTAGCATTGTGTTATGCAAATGGAACAAATATTGTAGAGATATCAAATCAATTAAAATTAAGTTCAAATTTAATAGATCTATCAGGACTAGCAGTAACTGATGGTAACTTTATTGTTGGTGATGGTACTAATCTTGTGGCTGAATCTGGCGCTACTGCAAGAACTTCAATAGGATTAGGAACTGCTTCAAATGTTCAATTTAATGATATTCAAGGTAATGACGGTCAATTAGATTCTGTTGGTGTAGGCACAACTGCTTCTGGAACTACTGGTCAAATCCGTGCTACAGATGATATAACTGCATTTTATTCTTCTGATGTTGCATTAAAAGAAGATATTCAAAATATTTCAAATCCTTTAGAATCTTTAAAAAAGTTAAATGGTGTTTTATTTAATTGGAAAGATGAATGGATTAATAAACAAGGTGGTGAAGACGGATACTTTGTAAGAAAAAAAGATGTTGGAGTAATAGCTCAAGAGGTAGAAAAAGTTTTACCTGAAGCTGTTGCTCAAAGAAAAGACGGTATCAAAGCTGTAAAATATGATAGACTAACATGTTTATTAATTGAAGCAGTCAAAGTATTATCTAATAAAGTAGAGAAATTAACTAAGGAGAAAAAATAATGCCAGTACCTAGCACTAACATGGATATGTCAGATATTCAAACTGAATTTGGTGGATCTAATCCTATTTCACTTTCTGAATATTATGCTGGAGGCCCGAATGTTCCATCTGGAACACAAGGAGGAAGTCCTGCTGCTCCAATTCCATCTAGTGGACAAATTTCTATGGGAAATTTTAAAGGTGCTCAAATTACTGAATACACAGGAAGAATTTTAGTCGTAGCTGGCGGAGGCGGCACTGGAGGCGGTGGCGGCGGAGCTGGTGGTATGAGAGATAATACATCGGAAACACTTCAAGTAGGTGACGTTTACACTGTAACTGTCGGCGGTGGCGGCGGAGGATCTAGTGGCTATGGAGACTACGGAGATAATGGTAGTGGTTCTCAAGTATCTGGAACTGGAGTAAGCGTATCATGCACAGGCGGCGGTGGCGGTGGAAACTGGAACCGTAAAGCTGGTGCTTCTGGAGGATCTGGCGGTGGAGCTGGAGCCGACAATGGTGGCGGCGGTGGCGGAGCTGGAACTTCTGGTGAAGGAAATAATGGGGGAGGTTCTGGACCTACATTCGGTAACGCTTCTTCTGGAGGTGGAGGTGGTAAAGGTGAAGCTGGAAACACTGATGGAGCACCTCAAGGTGGAGTTGATCCTGCAATTGGCGGTTATGGTGGAGACGGTGCACAAAGTGATATTACTGGCTCAGCAACGTATTACGCTGGTGGAGGAGCTGGAGGAACTAACACATCTCCACATGCATCTCCTGCTACACAAGCTCAAGGTGGTCAAGGTGGTGGTGGTAATGGTAATGGAAATTGGTTTGATCAAAATAACGGTGGAGCTCAAAACGGAACTGCAAATACTGGTGGAGGTGGTGGAGGATTACATCCATGTGGAAACTCTGGTAAAACAGGAGGATCAGGTGTTTGTATAATTCGAGTACCAACCGCAAGATACTCTGGTACTACAAGCGGAAGTCCACAGGTTTCTACTAGTGGAACAGATACAATATTAAGATTTACTGGTAGTGGGAGTTACACAGCTTAATGGCACACTTTGCAAAAATAAATGAAAATAATGAAGTAACTGATGTTGTTACAGTAAACAACGATGTTATTACTGATTCAAATGGAACAGAACAAGAATCATTAGGAGTTGAATTTTTAAGAAATTTAAATAATGAACCTAGTGCAAATTGGAAACAAACATCTTATAATACTGTTGCAAATACTCATACAGCTGGAGGAACACCTTTTAGAAAAAATTATGCAAAAGTAGGTGGAACATATGATCCTAATAGAGACGCTTTTATTGGAGCTCAAATATATCCATCTTGGACATTAGATGAAGAAACTTGTTCATGGATACCACCTATACCAAAACCTACATTTGATGAAAATAATCCATGTTATTTTCAGTGGGATGAAGAAAATCAACAGTGGATTTCTACTCCTTATACTTCTTAATTATTGATTTTATAATTTAATTATAATACAACCATCATCAAGAATGATGAAAAGAGATTTAGATAGCTATATCAAAGTATATAATGTTTTAGATAAAAAAACTTGTTCTGAGATTGTTAAAGATTTAAAAACTAAAACTTGGTCTGAACATAGATTTTATAACTTTCATAAAAAAGAAGGTGTTAAGTTAAGTGGAAAAAATGAATTAGACACTTGTTGGGGAAATGATCAGTTTACTCATTATGATAATATAATGAAAAAAATATGGGATACATTACATATATATTATTATAAAGATTTAAATTTTTCATGGCTTCCAGGTTGGAATGGCTACACTCAATTAAGATTTAATAGATATCAAAAAAATAAAAAAATGGCTTATCATTGGGATTGTATTAATTCAATGTTTGATGGTGAGAGAAAAGGAATTCCAACTTTATCTATTGTTGGAAACTTAAATGAAAATTATACAGGTGGTGAATTTATAATGTTTGAAGATAAAGAAATAAAATTAAAAATAGGTGATTTTTTAATGTTTCCATCTACTTTTCTTTATCCGCATAAAGTTGAGCCTGTAACTAAAGGAACGAGATATACTTTCGTATCTTGGGTATGGTAATGAAAAATTTAATGGGAGTATTTCCTGAACCTATCTATCAATTTAATTTAAATAGACCATTTTCTAAAAAAGAAAAAGAAGTTTTAAGAAAAGAAAAAAATAAATTAAATAACAATATTTTTAACAAAATTTCTAAAAATAAATTTGTTTTTGCAAATGATGATTTTAATGAACTAAGGGAATTTGTAACCTTATGTCTTAAAGAATATTTAGAAACTGTTATATGTTCAAAACATAAAATAGGAATTTACACTACAGAATCTTGGTTAAATTTTACAAAAAAAGGTGAAAGACATCATAAACATTATCATCCAAATAGTTTTATAAGTGGAGTTTTTTATTTTAATACAGCTAAACAAGATGTAATTTCTTTTCATAAAAAACCTCAAAATAATTTTGAAATTGAACCCCATAGATTTAATTATTTTAATTCTAACTCATGGGACATGCCTGTTGAACCTGGAAAGTTAATTTTATTTCCATCTTATTTAGAACATTCCGTACCAGTTGTAAAAGAAAACGTAACAAGGATAAGTTTGTCTTTTAACACGTTTATTACTGGTAATATAAATCAAGGAGATGCAATCAGTTTAAGGTTATGAAAACAATAATAGACGATAAATTTTTATCTAAGAAAAATCTACATTTTATTGAAAACGGTATTTTTAATTCAAATTTTCCTTATTATTGGAATGAAAATCAATGTTACAATGAAGATGGTTCTCCAGATGATACTGGGTTTTTATGTCATACTGTTGTTAAAAGACCTGAGTTAAGATCAAAAGAGGAACCTTTTTTTAATTCATCACTAGGTAAACATTTTGTAGATATACTAGATTCTTTTTGTAAAAAAAATAAAATAAAATACAAAGAAATTTTAAGAATAGCTGTTAATTTTACTTTTAGTGTAGGCACAACTAAAAGTTTGATACACAATGATCATGATTTTTTTCATAAACAATTACTAGTTTATTTAACTGATAATGAAAATGCTTCTACTTTTTTATTATCTAAAGATAAAAAGAAAATAATTAAAAAAGTAAATGCCAAAAAATATAGAGGTTTTATGTTTGAAGACTGCCCTCATTACATGAAGATGCCTGAAAAAGGAAAAAGAATAGTTATTGTTTTTACATTTGTATGAAATATAAAGTTAAAGATAATTTGTTAGATATTAATTCTTTTAAAAGAATGCAAGAAAAAATTATTTCAGACCATACTCCTTGGTTTTTTCAAGAGAGTGTTGAATTTCCAAAAACCCATAAAGAGTACAAAGAAGATAAAAATTCTTACTTTAGTCATTTAATTTTTGATAAAAAAATTAATAGTAGTTTGTTTGAAATTATTTTACCTATTTTAGATTTTATTAAATATAAAGCTTTAATAAGAATTAAATTAAATCTTTATCCCAGAACTGAAAAAATAATAATACATAAACCTCATAAAGATTATGAATATAAACATAAAGGAGCTATTTTTTATTTTAATACAAATAATGGAAAGACTATTCTAGAAAATAAAATACAAATAGATTCTAGGGAAAATAGAATTTTACTTTTTGATCCTTCTAAACCCCATCAAAGTACAAGCACTACTGACACAAAAGCTAGAATTAATATGAATATTAATTATTTTTAATATGTTAGTTCAAGATATATTTACACAAAGGTTTGTTATTATAAAAAATATAAATGTTAATCATGAAAAAATTTTATCTGATCTAAAAAAAACTGATTTTAAAATTGTAAATAATAATCATGAAACAAAAGTACAGATAACCAAAGATATTAAGTTATTAAAAAATATGAAAACAGGTAAGTTATTAGAAAAAGAATTGAATAAACATATAGAAAAAGCTATTAAAGAAGTATTTGGATTTAATGTAAATCATGAAATTGTAAACTCTTGGGGTACTTTAACAAAACCTGGTGTTAATACAAAATTTCATTACCATAAAAATTACTGGTTAAGTGCATGTTATTACCCGCATGGTTTGCCAGAAGATAAATATAAAATTATATTTCAAGATATGCGTTATACTCACTGGGAAATAGATGTAACTGAATATAATAATTTTAATGCTCCCTATTGGACTGTGTTTATTGAAAAAGGAGATTTAATTATTTTTCCTGCAAATTTATCTCATGCAATAGGTTCTAACAATACAGACAAGGATAGGTATTCTATCGCAGTTAATATTTTACCGAAAGGTAAGATTGGCCAT